CAACAATATTAAAACACTGTCTAATGTTCAAAACATTAAAGACTTAGAAGAACTTTTCTTTCGTAAAGGACAGATTACTGCTTTTACTGCTATTATAAATATACAAGGCACTATAGACGCAGCTAGAGAACAAGCGGAGGAAAATAAAGAAGATGATTAAAGTATATGACTTTTGTTGTCCTGAAGGACATATATTTGAGAAATTTGTAAAGAGTAGTGAAGCAACTAGTAGGTGCAGTTGTGGAGCTACGGCTACAAAAATGCTGTCTGCCCCATTCTTTGTTTTAGATGGGTCTAGTGGGGACTTCCCTGGTAGACATCTAAAATGGTTGAAAGAACATGAAGAAGCAGGTAGGAAAAAACCACAATCTCCATAATGACTAAGATCACGGAGTTTAATTATGTCAAGAGCAACTATGGTTGATCTGCCTCCTGAAGAAGATCAGGAAACAACAGACACTTTAGATAACGAAGCAGACGAGATTCAACAACTAGATTTAAACTTAGGCGTTGAGCAACCTCCACAAGAAGAACCTACTTTACCAAACAAGTACCAAGGTAAAAGCTTGGAACAAGTCGTACAGATGCACCAAGAAGCCGAAAAGCTTTTAGGTCGTCAGTCTTCAGAAGTAGGAGAGCTTCGTAAGGTTGTAGATGACTACATTACGAGTCAAACAGAACAACCAGCACCTCAACAAAAGACCGTTGAGCCTGAAGACGATATAGATTATTTTACGGACCCTCAAGCAGCCGTTAATCGTGCTATTGAGAACCATCCTAAGATTAAAGAAGCACAGGAGTACTCGACGCAATACAAAAAACAAGCGTCACTGGCAGTACTCCAAAATAAACATCCTGACATGCAAGACATCCTAAAAGATGATAAGTTTGCAGAATGGATTAAAGCTTCTAAAATTAGGACTCAGTTGTTTGTAGAAGCTGACCAACATTACAATGCTGACGCTGCTGACGAACTTTTTTCTTTATGGAAAGAACGTAAGACAGTAGCAGACCAGACTGCACAAGTTGAAAAACAAGCAAGAAGGCAGCAAATTAAAGCAGCTAACACAGGTAACGCACAAGGTAGTGCTGAAGCAACTCGTAGAAAAGTTTATCGTCGGGCCGACATTATTAAACTAATGAGAACAGACCCAGACAGATACCAAGCTTTATCAGAAGAAATTCTAAAAGCGTATTCAGAGGGTCGAGTTAAATAACTAATTTGGAGATTACCCAATGGCTACAGCTACTTATCCTGGTGCTAGTGGAAACACGGCACTAACAGAAGCAGCAACTTTTGTACCTGAAATATGGTCCGACGAAATTATTGCTGCTTACCAAAAAAACTTAAAGATGGCTCCTCTTGTCAAAAAAATATCAATGTCAGGCAAGAAAGGAGACAAGCTACATATTCCTAAGCCCACTCGTGGTGACGCAAATGCGAAAGCTGCCGATACAGCAGTAACTATCATTGCTAACACCGAAAGTGAACTCACGATTGACATTAATCGACACTTTGAATACTCAAGGTTGATTGAAGACATTGTTGAAGTTCAAGCACTCAGCAGCTTACGTCAGTTTTATACTGAAGACGCTGGGTACTCACTCGCTGTTAGAGTCGATACTGACTTACACTCAGCAGGTACTGGCTTTGGTAACGGTGGTGCAATCGTACACACTGGTTCAGTAGCTCCTACTGACTACCAACACACAGGTTGTTTCTTTAACGACGGTGGTACAACAACTCAGTATACAGACGACACAGCGGTTGCTGCTGACGTTTTTTCTGACGCTTTTTTCCGTGACATGATTCAAAAAATGGACGACAACAATGTTCCCATGGAAGAACGTGTTCTTGTTATACCTCCTTCTGTTCGTAAGACGATTATGGGCATTGACCGTTATGTGTCTTCTGACTTTGTTACAGGTCAGGCTGTTCAGTCAGGTCTTATTGGTAACTTGTACGGTGTTGATGTTTATGTATCTGCTAACTGCGCTACTATAGAAGCTGCCGCTGATAACACAGCGTCTTCTATCGACACTCGTGCTGCCATGCTCTTCCACAGGGACGCTATTGTCCTTGCAGAGCAACAGTCAGTACGCTCTCAAACCCAGTACAAGCAGGAATACTTGTCTACCCTGTACACGGCTGACTGCCTGTACGGTGTTCAGGTGTATCGTCCTGAAGCTGGTTTCGTTCTCGCTATTGCTGAGTAACGGATTTAAAGGGGGTCTTAACAGGCCCCTTTTTCCCTATATACTACTGCAAAGGGAAGTTAATTAATGGCAACAACAATTAAATTAAAAAACGGATCAGGTGTACCTGCTGCTAGTAGTCTTGTCCAAGGTGAACCTGCAATAGACCTAACCAATAGACGTTTGTACACAGAAAACTCTAGTGGTTCAGTTATTGAAGTAGGTAATAATCCTTCTGTTTTATCTATTGCTGGAACAACAGTTACGTCTACCGCAGCAGAGCTTAATATTTTAGACGGTGTAACCGCAACTGCTTCAGAACTTAATATTCTAGACGGAGTTACTTCTAGTACAGCAGAATTAAACATTTTAGACGGAGTAACTGCTACAGCGTCTGAGTTAAATATCTTGGACGGAGTTACTTCTTCTACAGCAGAACTTAATATCTTAGATGGTGTTACAGCAACAGCTTCTGAATTAAACGTGTTAGATGGTGTTACGGCTTTTGTTGATGAAGACAACATGGCCTCTGATAGTGCAACTTCTATTCCTAGTCAACAATCTGTAAAAGCTTACGTACAGTCTCAATTAGGAACAGGAGGAGGTTCAGTAAGTTTTGCAACTTTAGATGTAACTACAAATTTACAAGTACCAGACGGAACAACAGGTAATAGGCCAGGAAGCCCTAGTGTTGGTAATTTTAGATACAACACTACCACAGGAGGTTTTGAGGGATATAGTGCTGACGGTTGGGGTGAGATAGGAGGCGGTGGCGCTAACCTTACTACAAATAATTTTACTGGAGACAACAGCACTACAGCGTTTACATTAGGAATAGACCCTAGTGTAGAACAAAATACATTTGTGTTTTTGGACGGTGTATACCAACAAAAAAATACTTATTCTACCTCTGGAACAACTTTAACTTTTAGTACGGCTCCTCCTACTGGAGCTTCGGTAGAAGTTATGAGTATGACTGCTACAAATAGCATTGTTGGTACTGTTTCTGATAATGCAATTACTACAGCCAAAATATTAAATTCAAACGTCACCGTAGATAAGCTTGCAACCGACGCTGTAACTACAGTCAAAATATTAGATGATAATGTAACAAGTGCTAAACTTGCACACGCATTAGATATTGTTACAAGTATAGGTATAGGGGGAGGTTCTACTAACGGTGTATCTATTTCTCAAGGTGCTATAGCTCTTAAAAATGGAGGTACTCAGTCTAAAATAGATTTTTATTGTGAATCTTCTAATGCACATTATACAAGACTTCAAGCGGCTCCTCATAGTTCTTATGCAGGTAATATTGTACTAACTCTTCCTGCTAGTGATGGAGATGCAGGTCAATTTTTAAAAACAGACGGAAGTGGGGTAATGTCGTGGGACACAGTTACTTCTATATCAACCAGTAAAGTATTCTTTATGGGGCAAATCTAATGACAGTTAAAATATCAGGCGTGGATCTTAGCGCAAACACAACAGCAAACATAGGACAGGCTGGCTCCTCTGGAGGCACTTACACTGTCCACATTCTTAATAGAAGTACGTCAAATGCTCATGTGCAGTTAGGAGTAGGAGATTCTTCTGCTACGTTTGCTAACGCTACAAAATTACTAGAAGAAACTTTAGTCGGTGCAAAAGAATCAATTTCTTTTTCTCCAGTAGTTGCAGGGGCTAATGACTATGTTATTGGTAGAAGCACAGTCGCAAGCGTAAACATGACAATGATGGGGTTTGACGAATAATGGCTGGATTAAGTAGAAATTTTCTTTTAAAACAAAAATCTTTTCCTGATGATCCACTTCCCAGTTATGACAATGTGCATATGCAATACTATGGATCTGGTCAAGGTAGCACTGGCGGCAATATGTACCTTCCTGGGTTTGCTAATGATGACGGAGACTATTACGGCCTAAAAGTTACTTTTGGTAATGCAAACAAGATTGATTATTATCAACCTGATGGAACTCAGATAACTAGCGGTGTTTGGGCCAGTGGTTTTTATGCATCAGAGGTAAGTGCAGGTGGTAACTCTGGAAATTATTTTCTGGGGTTGTACATGGACACCACAGATAATCTTTTGTATGGAATTACATTAAACACAACTACCAATCCAGATCAAGTAGCTTTATTTTCTATAAATAAATCAGGAACTGTCACTGTAATAGGCGGCAGTTATCACGATACAACCGCTGCTGATGACACAACTTCAGGTTTAAATTCTGCTTGGGTAGGGCCACTGAGACGAACTGGTGGGGATGGTTCTGGAAATTTTGAATTAGTTTATTCGTATACTCCAAGCAATAATTATAGGATGAAAAAATACACATTCAATGCAAGCACAGGGGCTTTCACGGAACCCGATATTATGCCAGCTAACTATCCTGGTGCTAGTTATCATAACGGTATTTTTCTTGGGCCGACAACGAACAACATTATAATGACTCACGCTGGTCAAGATATAGATTCAGGGCTTATGTATGGAAGTTTGCTAAACACTTCAACTGGAAAGCATACAGGAAGATATACTCCTTTTAATAATCAACGCAGTGGTGGAGGGATGAGTTCTTGGTTTCTTGGTACTAGTCAGGCTCGTGCTGCATATTGGCGAGGTGGTGTATACATAGGGAGTGGAGTCTTTAACATACAAGCTTATGACGAAACAGACTTATTTAATTATGTAGACTTGATGGCGGATTATTATGGAATATTATAAATATGTGGGAGAAAAAAACACAGACGGATTGTCGTTATTTTCTGCTTCTGTTTGGCTTAATCTTTTAACAGAAACAGAAATGTGTGCTTTTTTTAGAAGCTCCACTCAAATTATAGCTGATACCGCCTTGTTAATGAGCAACAGAGATTGGGTTGTAGATGTTGCAAGTACACGATTTGATGACGTAATGACAGCATGTGTCGCAGAAAATATTTTTACAAACGACAGAGTAAATCAATTTAAACGTGGGGTAGAAAAAATCAATGAGTCCGAATACGTCTTAGGAGTTATTCAATAATGGCTCTTACTAAAGTTAAACTAATAGCAGACGACGCTGTAACGCAAGCAGCAATAGCTGACAACTCAGTAGACATAGCAAGACTAGCTGTGTCTGACGGCTCTAATGGACAGTTTTTGAGTACAAACGGAAGTGGCACTCTTTCTTTTGCTTCTGTAGCTGCTGATACTGGACGTGCTTATACAGACTGGGCAATAAAAGTCGATACGTACACCGCAGTAAATAAAGACCAACTTATAGCTAACAAAAGTACTGCTTTTACAATCACTCTTCCAGCAGGATCAGCAGGAAATACAGTAATTATATGTAATGCAGGGGCTGGGACTGTAACAATAGGAAGAAATGGAAGCCAAAAGATTAACTCTGCGGCTGAAGATGGAACTTTAGCTCAAGGTAACTCAGTTCAACTTGTTTATGTCGATGATACTATCGGCTGGTTTGAAATTTAGGAGAATATTATTATGCCAGTGTTAGGTAAAACTACAAGCGGAGAAGCAACAGAAATGACGTTAACTGCTTCTGGAACGGTATCGGCTGGTGATGGCATTGTTATACAGTCAAATGGTAAAGGTAAAAAAGCGGCTGGTAATATTAGCGATGGTGTTCAAACTCAAAGTGCGGCTACTTGGACACATAATAATGGTTCAGCTTGGTATCCTTACGGTGATCTATATCGTATGGATGCAGAAAATCAAAGAGCCGCTTGGTTCTCCCACGCATTTAGTCAGAGTAATGGAGGGGTTTATATCTTTCCTCAAACCGTTGCTACTACTGGTGCCTATGCTACAAGTGTTACTAGCAGCACACTCTTAGGTAATATGGGTGCAGGGGATCAAGTAATTTTAGATGCAATTTGGGATCAAACGAATACAGCTTGGTTGGTTGCATTAAGAAACTCAAGCGATCAGTTGCAGTTTGCAAGATTTAAAACAACAAACGGTACTACTGGCACGGTTTATATGTCTACAGGAACAGCAGATCCTTATGCTACAACAGCAAGGTCATACCACGGTGTTTTAGTAAAAGATGCTTCTGGTCGAATTTATTATTGTTGTAAAGGAGGCACTAATGATTATGGATCAAGGGTACAACAAATTAATTATTCTGCTGACTCTACGGCAGCAGATGCTGCTACGTTAGGAACAGCGGTTACTACTAGCCAAGTTCATGCTAATACTAATTCAGGATGGCGTACTGCTTGTTATGATGCTGAAAACGATCAAATTCTTACACTGTCAGGGGCTGCTGATAATAGCGCAAATATAATTATTACAGCATTTGACATTGATGGTAGCGGAGCATTGAGTGAATCGCATTACCGTGTAATGGGAATAAATAATGATTTAGCTGGGTCAGAGCTTGCTCAAGGAAGCAATTGGCCTCAAGTAGTTTCTATGGCAGCAACTAATGGAAAGATTGCTTGTCAGTGCAGGTTTGGGGCGGCAATTACGTTAACGAATACAGGAAGCGCTTTTACCGCAGGAAAAGTTAGAGATGGAACTTGGGGATCTTATGCAACAGGGGTAACTAGAAT